TTGCACGGCGTCCGTCGCAGACGAGACCCTGGGCACCGAGGCCAGCACGCCTGACCAGTTGACCCAGGCACAGAGCGCCTTCGGCAACCTGTTCGCCCGTGAGCGACTGCTCAGCGTGTACCGTGCTTCCATCCCGGAGTGGCTGCGTCGCGGCGACTGGCTGTGGATGGTGTCCGCGAACATGGGCAAGGCGGCAGGATCGCGCATCTCGGTGCGTACCGTGGACCCTCGCCGGTACTTCCCCATGAACGGGGACATCCGCGACCTCAGCCGGGTCACCGGCCAGCAGCTCATCGAGGAGACCCTGCTCCCGGACGGCAAGACCACGGCGCTGCTGGTGCAGACGTGGCTGAAGTGGACCGATCCTGGCCACCCGTCGTACACGGACGACCCGAACGCCGTCGAGCCCGAAGGCGGCATCCCGATCACGTACGAGGTGCAGGCCTATGACCTCGCCGACTTCCAAGATCTCACCAAGCGCAAGGCGCTGGCCCATCCGAGCAACCTTCCGCAGGCGCTACTGCCCGGAATCACCAACCTGCCCATCTACCACATCAAGAACAACGAGGAGACCGACAACCCCTTCGGCAAGAGTGACCTGAGCGGCCTGGAGTCCATCCTCGCTGGTATCAACCAGGCGACCTCCGACGAGGACCTGTCCCTGGCCATGATGGGGCTGGGCATGTACTGGACCGACTCCGGTGCGCCCATCGACGAGTCGACCAAGCAGCCGACCGCCTGGAAGCTCGGGCCGAACCGCGTCATCGAGGTCGACGAGGGCTCCGAGTTCAACAAGGTGGAGGGTATCACCAGCGTCGAGCCGTTCCAGGAGCACATCGGCTTCATCGGCGACGAGGCCGCAGGCACCATGGGGCTGTCGGATGTGAGCATCGGCACGGCGGACACTGCCACGGCGGATTCGGGCATCGCGCTGGCGATCCGGTTCTCGCCGACCATCGACGCAGTCCGCGAGAAGAACGCCGCATCCAACACGGTCATCACGCAGATGCTGCACGACCTGGCCAAGGAGTGGTTCCCGGTCTACGAGGGCTATGACCTCGGCTCGGTGATCGTGGAGTCCGTGACCAGCGACGAGATCGTCCCGTTCAACCGGGAAGCTCGCTGGAAGGAGCTCATGGAGGGTGTCACCGCCAAGGTGTTCACACCCGCCTACGCCGTCCAGGTGCTGGAGCAGGAATTCGGATACGTGTTCCCCGAGGGCTATGTCAAGGACCTCGAGACCGCGAACGCTGCTGCTGCGGCCGCTTTGGACCCGTTCGCGGCTCGCGCTGGCGCAGAATTGGCCGCTGACGACGCTGAAGAGCCCGAAGCCGCCGAGTAAGTGCCCATGCGGCCCACCAGGATGGCCCAGGAGCCACGATAATGCCGATCCCTCCCCGCTACCCACTCCTCAGCGAAATGCGTGTGGAGCAGGTGTACGCCAACCAGGTGCGTAGCATCCTTGAGACGACCACGCTCCAGCTTGGGCGCGAGATCAGCAAGATGGACGACTCGACCAACCCGATCACCCGGTTGCAGGCTGAGGCTCAGTACAAGGCGCTGCAGGCTTACGGCGACCAGGACTGGGCGGACATCGAGAAGTCCATCGCCCAGGGTCGCAAGGTGGCTGCGGCCGAGGCGAGCAAGGTCGTGAGCCGATACGAGAACCAGCTTCTCGAGCTTGTGATGGACGAGTCCGCCATGAAGGCGCTCGCCAAGAGCGAGGCACAGCGAGCTGCTGCTGGCGTCGACGCGGCTGTGAAGCGCATGCAGGGTGCCTCGGCCATGCCGCTCAGTCGACAGGTGTATGACACCCGTTCGTACTCCAACGGTCTAGTGCGTGACAAGATCAACCAGGCGCTGGCCGCTGGCTGGTCGCAGAAGCGGCTGGCCAAAGAAGTCCAGTACATGATCAACCCGAACACGCCTGGTGGTGTGTCCTACGCAGCCAACCGGCTCGCTCGCACTGAGATCAACAACGCCTTCCACGCTTCGGCGGCGAAGCGCTACGAGGACAGCCCGATCGTCGAGATGGTGGACTGGCATCTGTCGTCCTCGCACCCGGAAGGCGACATCTGCGACTCGCTGGCGGCGGACGGCCCATACAAGAAGAAGAGCGTTCCACAGAAGCCGCACCCGCACTGCTACTGCTTCATCACGCCTGTACTGCCCACCGACGAGGAGTTCATCGAGAACCTGTTCGCGGGCAAGTACGCCGACGAGCCCTGGGTCAACGACATCAAGGTCGACAAGGTCGAGAAGGTTCTGGAGAAGCCCACGTACCAGGAGACCGCCAAGAAGATCAGCGCTGCCAAGACCCCGGAGGGTGTCGGAAAGGCGCTGAAGGAGCACGTCAAGGCGGACAAGATCCAGGTAATCGGGTTCACCAAGAGCGGTATCGGCGTCCGCTCGCTCGACGAGGTCAAGGCGTTCGCCAACTCGATCGCTCGCCAGATGGACGAGACTCCGAACCTGCGAGCCATCACCGCCATTCGAGTCACCAACTTCCCGATCACACCGGGGAGCGACAGGGCCAAGGGCAACAGCGCCATGGCGTGGGTGCAGCATTCGACCGATTCGAGCAAGGGCGCTGGCACGGTCAACCTGTCCAACCACTTCGACGGAAGCTTCCTCGACGCCGTCCAGCGGTCTCAGCGATCGGGCTGGTTCCACATCCCTGATGACGCAGTCGCTCTGAAGACCACCGAGGGAGCCGTGGATTACATCACGACTCATGAGGTCGGACACCTGGTTGATCGACTCGGCATGCGACAGGCGCAAGCGGCTCTGCAGGACGAAAAGGGCGACTTCAAGCTGAGGACCGCTGGGTCGCACAGCCATGCCGGTCACAACCACCACCAGGATGACCACAGTGGCTATGCACACACCAATGAGGCGGAAGCCCTTGCGGAAGCGTATGCTACGAGTAGACTATATCCGGAATACGCAACTGCTGCCGAGAAGGCGCTCGTGGATCTCATGGACGAGAAGGCCAGGCTTGCCACCAAGCTCTGGGAGCAGACCATCGCAAAGAGGATCGCAGGAGGGAGAAGGTAATCATGCAGACAGGACCGGTCGTGCTGACCGAGTACGAGAAGGAGCAGCTCCGCGACCTCGCCCGCCAGGGCATCATCGTCACGGACACCGGCGCGGACAGTGAGTTCCAGGCTGAGCTCGATGCCCTCGCCGGGAAGGACTCGTAAATCCGATTTGCGAAACCTGCAACGTTGGAGCATACTGTTCTTACAAGCAAGTTCACCACCAGGGAAGGAACCCGAAATGACTCGCTCCGCTGAAATCGCCAAGGCTCGCAAGGTTGACACCGAGGTTGCCCGCCTCTGGAACCTGTTCCACGAGGTCAACGACAAGGCCACCGACCTGATCAAGGCGGCGAACAAGTCCGAGAAGTACCTCAACCAGTACTCGGCCGCCCAGCGTCCCCGCATCGAGGAGCGCATCGCCAAGCAGCGGGCTCAGGCCGAGGCCATCCGCACCGAGGCTCAGCCGCTGCGCGAAGCCGCCATCGCTTACGACCGGGCCAACTACGAGGGCTGGAACCGCTTCTTCCTCGTCCAGCACATCCACTCGAACGCTCACTGCTCGTCCTTCCGTCCCACGACCCGCGTCGGCTGGCTCCCCCAGGTGTCCGGCCTGACCGAGGCTGAGGCTGTGGCGCAGGAGGGCGAGACCCTCTGCACGATCTGCTTCCCCTCGGCTCCGACGGCGCTGACGCAGAAGGCTGTGGACCCGGAGATCTGCACCGGAACCCGCGACCGCAACCAGCCCAGCCGGACCGGCTACTACAGTGGCAACTGGGCCACCTGCACCTGCGGCGCTCGCGTCACCCTGACCCGCACCGGCGCTCTGCGCAAGCACAAGGTGGGAGGCGCGAAGTAAGACTCCAAACCTCGAACCCCGGCTCCGAAAGGAGGCCGGGGTTCTTGGCGTGCGCCCAGATCAGCGAATCAGGTAGAGTTTCACCTCGAACACAACGCCACACCAAGGGCAAGGAGATCATCATGAAGGGATGCACCTACGGCGCGACGCCGCTGGAGCTTCTGATCAATCGACCGGTGAGGCTTCTTGCCTTGCATGGGCGGGATGGCGAGGACGACGGCGCGAAGCCGGATGCCGACGCCGAGTCGCAGGACGGCGCGAAGCCGGACGACGACAAGCAGGAGGGCAAGGAAGGCGACAAGCCGAAGGGCGAGACCGAAACGGTCGAGACCCTGACGCGGAAGCTGACCAACGCCGAGGAGGCTCGCAACCGAGCCGTGGACAAGCGCGACGAGATCAAGACCAAGCTCGACGAGGCCAACGCCAAGATCGCCCAGTTGGAGAAGGACGGTTCGCCGGACGAGACCATCAAGGCGGAGAACGAGACCCTCAAGGCCACCAACGCGACGTTGCAGGCCACCAACGAGCAGCTCCGACTCGAGATCGCGCTTCGCGACGACAAGGCTCACGACTGGGTCAAGCCCAGCGCGGTGCTCAAGCTCGTCGACCTGTCCGACGTGGACTTCGACGCCAAGTCCGGAGAGCCTCGCGGCTTGAAGGCGGCACTCGACAAGCTCGCCAAGGACTCCCCGTTCCTCCTGAAGCCGAAGGCGGACGACGCCGACGGCGAGCAGAAGCCGGGTTCCACAGGGAAGCCTCCGGCTCCCCGAGGGAAGACGACCGACGCTCAGAAGGCTGCGTCCGACGCAGCGCTTCGCGCCAAGTACCCGGCACTCCGCCGGTAGTACGAAACCTCCAACACAGGAAGCAGGAACATCATGGCTCGTGTCGACAAGACGCAGTCCGCCATCGCTGTGACCCGCGTACCCGCCAACGCCGACTTCGCGCAGGCCGACTGGGACAAGGTGATCCCCGTCGGAGTCAACGCCACCGGCAAGCTGGTCAAGGGTGCGG